CGGCGGGGCGGGGCGGGTGACCGCAGAGATAGCAGATAGTCGCGGATTCTAGGACCGCTTTGCGTCTAGCCCGATAGTCCCCGCCGTAAAGTGCTCGCTTCTTAGCTCTGCGCTCGGGAGTGTCCCTAGCCTGGTCGTATGCTCTTTGCCTAGCCCGGCGGCAGTCATCGCATCTGCTTGGGTTTCTGGTCAGTTTTCCACAGTCTAGGCAGGGTCGGGCAAAACGGGTCATAGTTTGTATACGGTCCCGCCATACTCCTTGCCTTGCTCTAGTGTGAGGACCGCCATGCCCGGGGTACTGTCCTCGCCAGCTACGGACCGGAACCAGTTTGAGCCGTTGTCCATTGTGGGTCCCATTACTAGGAATCGTGACCTGCCGTCTGGGGTTGCTCCCATTTCGGTAATCCGTAGGTGGTGGAAGTGTCCGTGGACTAGCAGTGTGGCGTTCGATACGGGTTGGTTTCCGAATGCTTGTTGTCGCCACCAAGTCGCCATGAGGTCGGGTCGGCGGGCTTGGTGTCCGTGCGCTATTCCCAGGATATGGAACCCGTCATCGAATATGTCAATGGCTAGGGATTCATCCCAGGATTGGGGTTCCAGGAATCGTATGTTCTTGGCTCCAGTTTCCATTGCTAGGCGTGCTAGCTGACGGCCAATAAAGATTCCCCAGTCATCTGTGGGTTTCCCTACCGCTTTGCCGTTCCTGCGCCACTGACAGTGGTTCGAACCAACTGAAGCGTAGGTCACTTGTGGGACCTTCTCTGCTATCTCCCGCATTGTCCTCCAGGCAAGAGTTGTCGCTAGGTCCACCTGCTCCATAATGGATAGGTCATTTGTGACGTTCTGCTGTGGGCTGTTCGCGTTGTCGAAGTTCTCAACGGTGTCGCCAAGGTCGCAGAATATGACCTGGCTCGGATTTTCGCTGGCGATATGGTCCATCAGTCTGGCTTTGGTTTCCTCCAGCCTTTGAAGTAGTTGTTCGGTCCCGCCACGGTGGTCCACTTTGCCTACCTGGAGGTCAGACCAGAGAATGACTAGTGCCTTATCTTTGGGCTTCAGCTTCTTGGGCGGCTTGACCTTCTTTTCTGCCTCAGCGAGCAGGAGAGGTAGGTCAATCTGGGATGTCTTTTTGTGGAACGTGAACCGGTAGCTGGTTAGCCAGACTAGTTCCCCATCCTTTTGCTGTTGCCAGCGTGAGGTTCGGACCGGCGGGATGACCTGAATGTCTGTCGGGTCTAGTCCGGCATCTAGCAAGAACTCATCAAAGTTTTCTGGCTCTGACGCATACCCGGGTGTGGTCGCTTCCCCGATATTCCCGTCAAACTCCACACCTGGTCTGGCGCTAGGTGTAACACCAGCTTTGGGTGCGGAACTGAGATTCTCTAGCACAAGCAGTCCCCTGCTCGGTGCTTCTCAATGTGATATCTGGGCAACTTGACGTTACGCTCGGCAAGTGCCTTCTCCAAGTTGGTCGGATTCCAGACCATCGGGCTACCGATAGCGTCCATAAGAATCATTCTGTCGGATTCATCCAGCTGGTCCGCCACAGTCTTCACACGGCAGGGCTTCTGGGTTGATAGTGGGGTCAGTCCTTCAAGCATCATCTGTCCTCTCCACTTTTGATGCGAATAATGCGATTACGAGTACCCCGGCGCAAATGAAGCCCAGGGTTTTGGTTATTGGCTCAGCCTGGAGCGCCAGGAGAACGTAGACTACCGCCATCGCGGTAAAGGTGCCTCGAACTATGACGGCCATCAGAATGGTGCCTCGTCATCGAACATGGGCTCTGAGTCGAACACTTGTGCGACTGCTTCAGCTCCCTTGGGCTCCTGGGTAATTCTGGGCTGATTCACGTGACCTCGGGCGTAGCGGATTTCCTCACCCTGGTCGTTCTCGAATCGCTCCATCTTGATAGACAGCATCCCGTCAATCGTGACCACATCACCCTCGTTTGGTGTGTCGTTGGTCCAGACGGTCCACTTCTCGATTACCTCGTCACCGTTGCGGGTTGTGAACTTGGTTTCAGCCCAGAACCCTTTGGATTGGAACACGCGGGTTACCTCGGCGTGCTCGATGATTACTTTAGCCATGTTGTAGTTCCTCCAGTTCGCAGTCCGGGCACATTAGGTGCCCATTTTTGTCAATAAATGGTGTTGGGAATGGGAACCCGCAACCGTGGCACGGTGCGAGTAACCCGGCACGTTTCATAGCTACTAGAAACATACCGATAATGGAAGCCACGTCCATGGTGTGGTCGTGGGGTTCCTCGTCATGCGATTCCATTTGCGTTCCTCCTCATATCTATCAAGAGCTTAGCAAAGGTATTCACATTGTCCTCGTATTGCTTCAAGTGTTTTTCCAGCGGGTCGTGACGGTATTTCCAGTAGGAATCGCCAATCTGGTTTATGAGCCGCTTCATTCTGAGTTGCTGAGGGTGGTCGGGGGATTCCGGGTGTATTCGATTCATTTGCTCTCCTTTTCTGGGTGTCCGAACTCACCTGGTCGGCACTCGAAGTGGTCACCCTGGTCGTGGAGCGCCTTCACCCATGCTCTAGGTATCGGACCCTCGGCTGGCTTTTCCCCAGGCTTGACCTCGCGCTTAGGATAGGGCTCATCCTCCCAGCCTTCCCGGTTTAGCCAGGTGGCGGGATAGGGGATGAACTGGTGCTCGGGCAGGTTGGGGTCGTTGGCTAGTCGCGTCACTCCGTCCATAATCGCCATTAGGTGTTCCTGTGCGAGATTCCCAAATGCCTTCCTCGCAGATGCCTTCCCTGCCTTCCTCGGGTAGAGCGCCCAGAAACTATCGAACGCATCAGAGAGCAAAGAATCGCCATACTTGGGTTTAGTATTCTCAAGATTGGTATTCTTAGGGGTCGGATTCACCGGTGTCGGGTTATCCGCTATCGGTAAATCCGATGACGGTGACGAAGTGACCCAGACAGTTTCCCCAAACTCACCGGATTCCTGCCGATTCTGTGACCGGACCAGGTAACCGTAATCCTCCAGCTCCTTCACGGCTGACCGTATAGCATCCTTTCCGCAACCGTTGGCTTTAGCCAAGCTGTGGATGGAAACGGACCAACCGTCAGAGTGGGACAAGAGCTGAGCTAGCAGTCCCTTTGCCTTCAGCGAGAGATTCCCGTCCCGCAACCAATCGTTAGGTATTTGTGTGAAGCGACCCTCAAACTCCAGTCGCTGTCGGACTATCGGCATTCATCCTCCCAGATTCTTCTCGCCAATCCTAGAACGCAGGACCCTCCACGGGAGAGGCTCGCCCTGAGTCAATAAGATTCATTCCAAAGTTGTCATCGAGCAGAACCCAGGAAGCCAGCCGGGGCACCCAAACTGGAGTCGTGGTCGGATTCTGCCCGTTCCGTAGTTTCCATCCCATCTCCCTGGCTCGCTCAGCCGCAAAAGAGTCAGACTCAATCAGCCCGTTGTAGAACGAGCAAAGCGTAATGATATTCGATGGTCTGTCACGCTCCTTGGAGCCACCCATCCCACGATTGAGCCTATGGTGTGGGACCGCAGTTTCCAGGTCGCTACAGTGAAGGCAACCCCAGTCCCTAGACAAGTATCGGTTGAATGTTATCCGCTTCATCAGGCCACTCAATAATCTCTCTCAGAACAACTACGGTCCTGGCTTTGTCTTTGCTCGTATAGCGCTTGGTCAGATTCATCTCGACCACTCGGAAGTCATCATCGTAAGCTTCACCGTTGAGGGCGTCAAGAACCAGTTTCGCCATATTGTCCAAGTCACGCCTGCGCTTATTCCCATTGTAAAACTCAATCTCGACCAAAACGTGGAACGTGAAAGGCTCCTCATTGAGAGCCCGCCAGTGGTCCCTGACCTTACGCTCAGCCTCCATTGTTTCCTTGGGCGTGAACGTGCCGTGATTCGTCACTCTTGGGCGTTGCTTGGACCTGGGCTCCCCAGGCACGGTGAACCTAACCACCCTGTCTGGGGGATTCCCCTGGATGGGATTGACAATCCAGTCGTCAGCCATTGGCTCCCCACTCCATTCGGACCAGCGCCGATATCGAACGCCCCACTTCCAACCTATCCCGTAACGCCTTCAGCGCCTGCTGGCAGGCTCTATGCTTCTGGTCGGCTAGTTCCGTCTCTAGCAGGGTTGTACGGGTCTCCAGGTCCGCTGTGAAGCGTCTGACGTCCATAGGTCCCTCGATGGAGAGGAATGCCCGGGCGTAAGCCACTTTGTGCTTCACCCTGGCTCTCACACATTCCTCATCCAGTCGGGACAACTCATCTGTATGGGTTTGGATATCCTTGGAGATTGACTCCAGGGTCGCCATTACATCATGCGGAGTGAGATTCGACATTCTTCATCTTCTTGCTCCGGTTGTATTTGAGCAAAGTCTTGCTCTTGTAGTAAAAGTCCCAAAGCCAAGCGGTCTGCCTGACATCAGGCACGGACCGGGACCCAGCCAAATGCTTGACGTAAGCCTGACTCTCCTCAAGCAAACGCTTATCCAATTCCTTCATTAAAGTACGCATTAGCTCACCTCCTTCTTGCGCTTCTTTACGATGTCAGCGACACTAGCAGAATATCCAGCCTCAACTGCTTTATTCCACTCCGCTTCCAGTGACTTGACATCCTTAGCTTCCAGGATTGCTTTGACCGCCGATTCCGGAGCAATCTTGGCATCCTTCTTGACCGGACCACGCTGAGCCTTCTCCATCTCCTGACGGCTTGGGCGCTTGCCCTTAGCGTAGTCGGCATTAGCCAGGGCTCTACCGATAGCTGAGGTTTCTGCGTTTTCCAATGCGGCAGTACGGTTAGCTCCCGCACCTCCCTCAATCTCGAACGCCAACCCGGTAGCCTTGGGGCACCTAGCGTGCTGGTCATCGTGGTCAATGAACACTTCAGCCCGGACCACAAAGTAGCCCTTGGCTCGGTCATCGTCAGTTGTCATCTCGTAGGTCACGATGCGCCCATCTGGGTGGTCGTTGTAGAACGCACGGATGCGGTCCTCTACGAGTTCATATTCGTCAAGGTTGAACTGTGGCATTGCTTTTCCTCCATTCGAGTAGCCGGTCAGCTACATCTATCAGTTTGTTCATTTCTTGCTCATCCCGCTCAATCCAAATGCTCTTTGGCTCGAACCAAGCAGGAACCATGACACCATCTACCTCTTTTCGCAGTAGCCAAGCGAATCGGCATCGTGCGGCACCAGTGCAGAATAGTTGCCATTGGACTTGCCTCCGGTAATGTATGGGAATGTATTTCTCCTCACCCCAATCCTTGCCGGTGGTCTTGATTTCCGATATCAGATGATGGTCCAGGGATAGCCCATCGGGTGTAGCCATATACCGGTTGTGCTCCTCGGATGCTGAGATAAGCCAGTCGTTAGGCATAATCTCGAACTCATCTTTCAGGAACTGTGCGATAACTGACTCCTGCTCCACACCAAAGTCAATGTAGGCGTTGCCTTCGATGACCTCAGACGGGGCACGGTGGATAGTTTCATTCTCGAACCCCTTGGGCGTGGCGGACCGGGCAACGGTAGTCGCTGTGACTCCCATCTCCCTGGCTTCCAACCAGGCTTGGCGATTCTGTGAGGAACTGGCGATGAAACGCCTCACGGCAATCAAAATAGTTCCTCAGGAATGAACTTGGCTAGTTCCAGTTTCATCTCGTGGAACCCATCCTCGATGCTCCGGGTATGGGTCACTAGCACGGTAGAGGCACGCTCGGGTCGCCCCACATCCCTGTTGTGCTCGTAGTTGAGCAACTTGAACGTGAAACGGTCACCGTCATGCTCTAGGCGCACTTCCCAGGTCCCAATGAACTTGGCTACAGCTTTGCTTCTCTCCACATCCTGCTGTCTTGACCTATGCACTTTTGCCTCCAAACATACGCTCTCGGACACCTTTGCTAGTCAGCTCCCAGACAATCGCTTTGCGACCACTCCGGGTAGTTGTGCGCTTGCCGGAATCGCGGACCATCCCACGCTCGACAAGCTCAGACCGGCGGGACCGGATACCAGACTCGGAAGCATACGGCGCAGTCTTATACGCCCGGTATGCCTCTATCAGTTCGTGGTCCGGTCTGCCTCGATTCAGACAACGCAGAATGAACGACTGGGTTTCAGTTACATTCTTGACGCTCTCTGCCGCTAGGTCACTGGTAACTGGGTCTGTGTTTCTGGCTCTAGGCATCTAGCCCACCTCCAACCACATAACCCAGGATGACTCCCAGTACCAGCGCACAAAATAAGCCCACGAGCATCAAACTCATCTCGCGGGCATCGAGCACCCAAACTGCTTTGGGCTTCCGGTATGTCCCACGTTTCCGCAAGTCACGCCGGGTCGGGTAGCGGTCAGGCTCCTCAACCTGTAACGCTATTTCCAGATTCTTGTAGTAACCCATTTTTCCTCCTAGGTATCTCGGGTTTCCCCAAGTCTATCTCGGACCACCGACAATCTAGGCTTTTCCCGTCTAGTCCGCTAGACTAGTGGAGGGAGTGCCTTACTCCCCTGAAGAATGGAGAATGAAATGGGTATACACCAAACGCTGGTTGAGATGCAAAGGTCGCAGGAGAATGCGATGCTTTTGGCTTTCCACAACCAGCTTCAGCAGATAGTCAATGAGGAAGTGGTCTGGGTGGCTCACGTGGATGAGATTATCCGCGCTGTCGCTGACACGATGCTTCCAAAACAACCCAGACCTACCGCCATGATGTGGTTGGCTTGGGACCTGCCCGAACCAGATGTAGAGATGGACCATAACGCTTCTATGGACACTCGCATGAGGCTCGGGCTTTACTACGCCTACTGTGACTTCCTGGACCAATACGACCAGAGTTCGGCACGGGACCGGCACGGGAACACGCTGGAGGTCCTCAAGGGTGCTTTGGAAACGCGTGACGTGGACCTGGGCTCTGCGATTTACGACAACGGTGCCGGACAGTATGAGGTGACCCGTGCCTAGCAACCTACAGGAATGGTCCATACTAGTTGGCTTCGTAGCCATCTGGTTTCTTGTACTCATCTACGGATAGGAGAACACAATGGAAGAGCAGGATAAGCAACTGGCAAAACTGGCTCTGTTTCAGACCTCAAGGGCAAAGCTCGAACAACGCATAACGCGTTTCAATGAGATTGTCCGACAGGAAGTGATATACGCCTACAAGTTGGGTATATCGCAGACCGACATTGCTAACCACCTTGGAGTGTCTAAGCAACGCATCGGTCAGATAACTGAGGAATACCGCAAGAATGGAGGAGCATGATGATAAACGCAATCCAGGTGAACCCGAACGGGTCCGCAATTCACGTTGAGATTGACGGGCTCAAGGATATGCAACGCATAGTTGGCGGACTCATTGAGTTCGTGGTGAACCCAGAGGATGACTTTGAGGTCATCGTCAATGAGGAAGGTCTGCTGATTGACCTGGAACTGAACACTCTGGCTAGCGTCTTGAGTGGTCGCAGGTTGGTTGGTCCGGCGATTCTAGTTGGGCGGGCTGACAGTGAGGGTAACACTACCTCGGTCCCCAAGGGTCTGATGAAAGACCTACACCTGGCGAGCATGATGCTCGACATGGCTGGAAGACCAGTC